TGGTACATATTCTTTTTCTTCATCATATTGAAGATTGTAGCCTTTGTTTTCGCCAAACGGCTTGTCCTTTTCTCCACTAAAACCCTGCTCCGATACAGCAGGATCGTTCCCTTGTTCTTCTATTTGTTGAATTCTATATGTTCGTTTCGTATCATCAACAACATTTTTCTTTTCAGTCGCCACTTCATCTTCAGTGAAATTGAAAATGTTTTCGTAAATCCAATCCATGCTCAACATTTTGGTGTCCTTAGCATCCCTGGCTAAACTAATCTTGGAATTCCAAAGTTCAATCTTTTCTTGTTCGTAAATAATTGAAGGTGTTGTAAGTTCAATCTCAAAATCAACTAAATCGTTCCCCTCAAATCCTTGAATGTATAAATGAACAAGAGCAACTTTCGTTAACTCAGATACAAGAATCTTTTGAATTCTTTCAATCGTTCTCGCAAAACGAACATCCTCAGCTGCTAATGTAGCTTTGCTTCCAACTTGTTCTTCGTATCCCAAAAACGCTTTAGGTATTTTTAGGGCAGCCATTAACTTGTTTCTCAAGTATTCAATGTCGTCTATTTGACCCTCAGAACTCATTCCAGGAAGTGATTCAATACTTGTTCCACTATCACCACCACGAACCGGAAGATAAAAATCTTCTGTCATATTTTGTAAGTTGAACTTTAGGTTGTATTCACCAGTTTGTGGATCAATGTAAGGCACTTTCTTTACTTGAGTAATGATTTTTCTCATATAAGAATCAACATCGCTTGGAGCAATATTACCAACATCAATCTTGAATATTCTTCTTTCAGGAGCACGCATAATTCTATGAATCAACATAGCATCTTCCATAAGAATAAGTTGTTTCCACACTCTACGAGCGGGTTCAATCATTGATTTTCCGTAAGGTAGAAAGTTAGAGTCAGTCATCATTCTAAAATGAGCAACTTCAAAAAATTCAAGCTCGGCTTTTCCGCTCGGCCCTTCTATCACAAATTGAACAGCAGTTGGTTTATTTGGATCACTACCCTCAACACGTTTTACATCATAAACTGGCAAAGGTAATACATTTGTTACTCCAAAGTCTTTCGCCAATTCTAACTGTAAATAATAATCACCATATTTACACATTCCCCTTACCCAAGTCGGTAAGGTGAAATCTACATTCATTATATCATAAAATAAGTTTTCCAAAACCTTTCTTACATTTGCACTTCCAGCTTTTATCCTAATCGTGTCGCCCATCTCATTCTTCATTGTCGTTTCTTCAGAATAAATGTCGAGCGCCGAAGCGATAATCGAATCAGTATCCATAACTTCATAGTCACGAAATAACTGCAGACGTTGCGCTTCCATCCCATAAAGAGCTTGTTGTTGCCGTAAAGCATAATTTACAGTGGAATACATCCGCGTAAATTTGTCATTACGATTCGTAAGTCCAAATCTTTGTATTTGTCCTACATCAACAACTTTTATTTGTTTTCCACCAATGTTTCTTACAACTACTGGTGACGAAAACAACTTTTTAAGTTTTGAAAATAGTGTGTTACTTTCGTTGTCTGCCATTTTTTATCCTTTATGTAATTCTAACTTCCCTAAATATAAATATTTAAATCTCAAATAATCGTTCTATATTTTGATTACCTTAGTTCCTTTTATATTTCTAAAGTTTTTTTCTATCATTACAGTAATTATTACGAAATCTAACATATCACCTTGTCGTTTTATTTGACCAACAAGATTTAAATCGGTCTTTGTGTCTTGAATTATCAATTGGTCATTTATATCTATTTCGTCCATCATTAACATTTGACCTATTTTCTTTATCGCCTTTTCGGCGAGAAATTTAATCTCAGTGTCGGTGATATATTTCTCGTGCCGTTGCTGTCTTTCGGCAGCATGCTTGGTTTTATCAAGCTGTATTACAACATTGATCTTCTGAGATACCTTTCCTATCGTATCTTCAATGAGTCGTTTTAGTTTTATCATGTCCCAGTAGACCCCTCACCTTTCCACTTTTCCAACATCATTTCTCTAACCACTTTACGAATTATCTCTTTTATCTCTCCAATTTGATCTTTTAGGATAACCGCATACTTTGACCAATCTTGCGGTAAAATCATACTCTTATCAGATGGTTTTCCTTTCAATACTTTGATTCCATTTGGCGTAAACAACATAAGTTTGTTAGATTTAGGCATTTTTCCGATAATACCCTTTCCATTACGAAAATTTCTAACCAAATCGTTCTTTTGGTCTTGTGAAAGAGGCATTCTCTCAATACGAAAATCTATTCCCTCTATTCCCTTTTCATTATAGTCGCCGTGTGGTAATTCACATATTAATGTTTCCACTATTTTTCTACTCCCAAAATGTTTTTAACGTCAATTAAAGGAATACCAAGCAACTTTGTAAGTAAATTAATATCAAGTTTTTCCTTATCCTTATAAATAGTTTCTAACTCCAACTTTACTCTTTTTTCTACATCTTTTACTTCTTTTGTTAATCTTTTCATTTGTATCCCCTATTAATAAAATTGTCGCAAATCTATTACTTCTTTTCCAATATCCATTTTATTAGGATCATATGTCATTTGCCCAGGTTTATACAATCCCAAATCAAATTCAGATTTTCCGATCCTATCCAATACCATTTTGGTAAGCTCAATACCCTCACTTCTCAATCTCATAGCGGTATCTCTTGTCCATAATAATATACCCAACGCCATAACTAAGTCGTCATTCTTACCACCTTGAGCCTCAGCTTTACCGTGATTCCAAATAAAAACTTTCAACTCGTTTATCAGTCTTTGAGAATATATCTTGAAGGCGTTATCTTCATTACTGTTTTCCTCAAAGTATCTTTCTATTTTTGATATTACTAATGCTCTATTTCTATGAGTTGTAGCGAAACCTGGTTTCATTTTCTTTTCTTCTCGCCCTATCTTATTATTGATATATCTTGACGAATCAACATATTGTAAATCATTTGACGAATAAAATAAATTTTGATAATTTATATCAATTAATTCTTGTATTGTATCCCAACCAACATTTTCGCGTTCAACTACGATTAAAGCACTATTATACTCAATACCTACGGAAGCAAGGAGTCTCCCATATTCACGAGTATTTATTTGTCCTTTGTATTCTGCCACTTGTGTCAACGCTTCAGCATCAAACACTTGAAAAGCAGAATAATCAGTTCCGTCGCCACGAGCAACGTCAGCAGAAATAATATAAGACCTATTATAATCAGGATATTCCCAAATCCACAACCCTTTATCAACTGAACGTTTGTCTGCGGGCTCTCTAACAAAGGTTTCTTCAAAAAACTTGAGTGTTATAAGACTAACAACATTATTACCAGAAGCAAGAAAATCAGCATCACATTCTTGAGCAGCAAGTCGAACGCCAAGTTTAACATCTTGTTCGTCTCTCCATCGTTGATCTCTTTCAGGATGAACATCCCATTTTAATGAAATAGTATGAAATCCATTAATACCTTCTTCCGCACCACTCCACATATCATAAAACCAGTTACCCATACCGTTTGGCGTTGAAAGAACAATACAATCTCCACCAGTAGCAAGAGTTTGTTGAGCAGCACCCCAAATCAATTTAATGTCATAAATAAATGCGGCTTCATCAAGAATCAATAATGACAAGGCTTCAGAACGACCAGCCGTTGGCGAACTTGAAATAGCTTTTATTTGTGACCCATTTTTTAATACTAATGACATTTTATTGTCTTCAGTTGTAGGACTTTTTAACCACGAAGGTAAGTTGTCATGCATTATTCTTACTTTTGTTATTACGTTTTTCGCCACATCTTTCTTCGTAGCAATTACCAATATGTTCTGGTCTGCTTTAAATAACATCATCCATAACGCATAAGCAGCAGATAAAGTAGACAATCCTAACTGGCGTGATTTTAAGATGATCGTGTAACTATGTTCAACCAATTGATCCGTACAATCCTCTTGGAATGGATACAAAATAAATGGTATTTTTCCACGTTTCGGATGTTGAATGACACAATACTTCTTCATAAAGTATTTTGGTGTAGTTGCACACCTTTTATATTCTTCCGCAATTATCTCTTTCAGTGATTTCTTCACTACAGGTATTTGTACCATTTTACTCCCATATTTCTATAAATTTACATCCTAATTCTTTTATTATTTCTTGTTTTCGCCGTTTATCACGTTCCACTTGATTTTTGTGGAATGGTTCATAGTATTCAAGCACTATATTCTTACTCGGCGAATACCCATCTACCCAATATCCAAGTTCCTTAATATAATATTCTCCGCCATTTTCAGCGTCCATTAAATCAACCATTTTTAATTCTTTAGCTTTTGCACGAATAATAGATATTGCTTTTAAATTATAATTTGGAAAAATTTGTCCATATTTATTTTCAATTTCTTTTATTCTCGATAACCTCATTTTTTTAAGTGTTTCTTCAGAATAAATATTTGTTTTTCCTTTGTTCCACGGCACCCGCCCTTTTAACGATTTGCTTAAATTTTTTCTATGCTCATCAGAACGTTTTATTCCTTTTTTAGATTTACTTATTCTTTTTCGTGTTTCTTTTGAACGTT